TGAATCAGGAGTTCATTTGGTACATATATCCACTGATTACGTGTTTGATGGACTCAAACCACCATATAACCCAAAGAGCGAAACTAATCCTTTGCAAAATTATGGTATATCTAAGCTCATATCAGAACAAAGAGTTAGGAGACACACGAACGAACACACCATCATACGCGTCCCAGTTTTGTACTCAGAGCATCTGAAATCACTTTCCGAGAGCGCTGTGAGTGTCATCGGTAAAAAGGTACTCGATCGAACGAAAACACACAAGGAAGATAACTTTTCAGTGAGAAGACCTCTGTACATAGATGATTTATGTGAATTCATCACAAAATGTGTGGAAAAAGGTCCCAGTGGAACTCAACACTTCGGAAACCCAAACGACAAAGTTACCAAGTATTTGATGGCAGAAAAGATAGCAAACTATTTACAAAAGCCATTAAATGTGTCACCTATCGATGAACCACCAAGTGATGGCGCCGATAGACCAATAGACACACAGTTGGTGGAAAAACTTGAAGGATACACGTTTACATCTATAGATGAAGGTTTACGACGGTGCTTCTCAAAGTTCAAACACCCCAATCTCAAGGAATCACCAAAAGACTTATTCTTGTTGATTGATTTAGATGGAACGCTCACGGACACGGATAAACTACATTTCAAAGCATATAACAAAGTGTTGGGTGACGACATAGATGTAAAAGAAATTGTGGAAAGTGTCGGTATAGATTCATATTTAAGATCAAAATATGGTGAGGATGAAATGAAAACGATAAAACGTAAAAAACTAGAGAAAATGCTTGAGTTCGAAGACATCGAACCCACTAAAAACGCAGAAAACTTAGTGAAAACCATTACCGAATTGGGGATTAACCATTGTGTGGTTACGAACACAAACCGTGTCATAGCGGAGCATTTCAAGAAAAGATTACCATTTCTCAACGAGTTGAAGAATTGGATCACGAGAGAAGACTATGAATCACCAAAACCAGACCCAGAAGGTTACAAATTGGCGATATCTAGATATCACAAAGAAGGACAGTGTATCGTGGGAATAGAAAACTCTAAAGTTGGTTACGACGCTCTCAAACACGTGACTGACTGCGTATACTTGATGAATGAGGATATGAAGTCAGAAGATGCGTTCATTATAAATGATCTTAATTCTATCTTTTAGAGAAATACAAACTACCTAGATACAGAGATATGAAATAACTCGTTACCATTTTATATTCATCTTTCTCAAATGAATGGGCATTTCCCAGCCATATATTTAACATTAAAAGTATTTGAATCTTTGGTCTGTTAAATATGTCGCCTAAACCATTCAATTTAATGTTTATGTTATCGTTATCTATATCTAAACTATCTATTTTACTAGAATCAAATTCATCGTAACCAGATATAGCGAACAAAACCTTCGCTAAATCATAATCACGCATACCAAATATCTTTGATTCTCCAAAGTATCCACGAGGGTCTATGAACACGATGTCATCTCCATCGGAAAGTATGTTATTGAATTGACAGTCGCCGTGTATGGGAACAAAATAATACTTTTTCATTTCATTTACTATATCTAGTATTTCTATGTTTATCATATCGAGTAATTCATAGAATGGTATTATTTTAACGTCATTCACATACTTAATGTAATCGTATTTAGATAATTTGTCTTTTATCACAGAGTATCGCGATTTTATTTTGTGATCTATCTCAAGATTCAATTGTTCTATGAAATAGTCTTTAGACACTTCACGTTTGATACTATTGTGGAGATTATCCAGTGATTCATACACATCATGAATACATAATTTCGTCTTATAAAGAGGTTCGTAACCTTCTAAATATTCCATTACATACCCATCTTCTAAGAATTCAGACACTTTAGCCATAGGAAACTTTATGTCATTTTCATATATAAATTTATAGAATTCTATTTCGTTTTTTATCTTATATAATCCATAATCGTTTTTACATCGCTTAGTTATCTTATCACCGTGTATCGTCAACTCATTGAAAGCAGAACCATATCCTCGTCTATGAATAACCTTCATCTCATTTAAAGATTATCGTAGTCTTTATATTATAATGCCAAAAAAAGTCTGGTATGCACCCAACAAATTTGAATCATATGGGGAGGAAGAAATTGAAGCTGTCAATAATTGTCTCCGCGATGGCTGGCTCGCTGGCTTTGGGGATCGTTCTGTTGAATTTGAGAAAAGGGTTTCAAGTATATTCGGGAAGAGACATGGACTCTTTGTAAACTCCGGGAGTAGCGCGATCCTTTTAGGTTTGTGTGCACTTGACCTTCCAAAGGGTTCAGAAATCGTAACGCCCGCGTGTGGATTTTCCACCACCGTTGCGCCCATCGTACAATTGGGGCACAAACCCGTGTTTTGTGACGTAGAACTCACTACGTATGTTCCGAGTGTAGAACAACTCAAGAAGGTTGTCACGGAAAACACAAAATGTATCCTTCTTCCAAACTTGATAGGAAACACACCCGATTGGAAAGCCATCCGTGAAGCATTTCCAAATGCAATTTTGTTTGAAGATTCTGCCGACACGATCACGAAGACTGAGTGCACGGATTTAAGCACCACGAGCTTCTATGCCAGTCATGTCATCACCGCAGGTGGTGTGGGTGGCATGGTCATGTTTAACGACGAAGAACATCTGAAGCGCGCACTCATGTACAGAGATTGGGGTAGAATCGGTGATAACATCGAGGAACCGAGTGAGCGATTCAATCACTCCGTCGACGGTATTCCATACGATTGGAAGTTTTTGTACGGAGTCGCGGGGTATCACTTGAAGGCATGTGAAATGAACGCGGCGTTTGGTCTCGTACAGCTCGATAAGCTCGAAGGTTTCCTTAAGAAGAGGCGCGCAATGATTGAACGGTATCTCGAAAACCTCAAGGACACGGAGTATTACACACTCCCAGATGATTCGAGAAAACCAAACTGGCTCGCAATTCCACTGCAGTGTCCTGATAGACTTGAATTGGTTAAATACCTCGAAGAAAATGATGTTCAAACGCGCGTCACGTTTGCCGGTAACATCACGAGACACCCAGCGTTCAGAGAGTATCTCCAAGATTTTGAAAACGCGGATAAGATCATGAGAGACGGATTCCTTCTAGGTGCACATCATGGTTTGGAAATTGAAGATGTTGACCGAGTGTGTGAACTTCTAAAGAATTTTAAACCAAAACCAAAAGGTAAGTATTTTCATTAAACAGCTTAAAACAGGTAATTTCTAATATATAAATGCCTACTGCCCTCGTCACGGGAGGATGTGGGTTCATCGCGTCCAATTTTATCAACCGGATGAAAGACAAATACCCGGATATTGAGTTTGTCACCGTTGATAAAATGGATTACTGTTCAAGCACCAAAAACATAGATGATGGGAAGGCGACCATTATTAAGGGAAATGTGGGTAACGCCGAACTCATTGAACACCTCATACATGAATATAAGTTTGATTACGTGTTTCACTTTGCGGCACAAAGTCACGTAGACAACTCGTTTGAAAATGCGCTCACGTTTACGAAGGATAACGTACACGCGACACACGTGTTGATAGAGGCGTGTAGATATTTCCTACCAAACGTTGAATTCATTCACTTCAGTACAGATGAGGTATATGGTGAAAGTCTCACAGACGTACCGTTCACGGAAAAGGACGCGGTACTCAAACCAACAAACCCTTACTCAGCATCCAAAGCGGCAGCCGAAATGCTCGTGCGTTCATACATTGAATCGTTTGGTATGAACGTCAAGATCATCAGGTGTAACAATGTCTATGGCCCAAACCAGTACCCAGAGAAGCTCATTCCAAAGTTCAAGAAACTCCTCAAAGAAAACAAAAAGTGTACCATTCACGGGACAAAAAGTGCTCACGTGAAAAGAGCATTTATGCATGTGGATGACGTCGTCGACGCAGTAGATACCGTTTGGAAAAAAGGTGAAAAGGGTGAAATATATAACATAGCTTCAGATCATGAACTCACAGTCATGGAAGTGACAAAACTCATCATAAAAACCATCAAAAACACGGAAGACTACGACGCATGGATAGAGTATGTAAACGACAGGCCATTTAATGATAGTCGGTATCACATATGCGCCGACAAACTCAAGTCACTTGGATGGAAACAGAAAAGAAACATGGATGATCTGATTAAATTTCTCAGTACATAACATATAAAATGGTTGATCTGAAACAACTTCAGGCACTCGCCAACAACGCAAAAGTTGAACTCGAGATGTCGAACGGTACACTCGGTTTAATCATCATGATGGGCATCTTTTATATCGCGATCACCAGCGTCGGTGTCTCTACATTCAACAAGTGTAGCCAGATCCAAGATTCCCAAAAGTGGAAGAACTTGAAGGGGTTCTTGAGTCACACCATGACCATGGCCATCACGACCATCGCGACGCTCATCTTCGCAAAGTTCGCGAAGTCTGAGGCCGCCGTTTTCGGTATATTGTTCGGTATCTTCGGTACCATCGCGTCTTCCATGACTCTCGCCATGACCAACGAGTGCAAGGACTCCGCCGATAAGTCTGCCCGTAACTTCGGTATCGTGAGCTTGATCGGTTACTTGCTTCTCATGCTTGGTTCTCTTTTCATGATGTTTAGAAAGAGAGGTGGCAAACTCCCATATTTCAAGAGGTCCGCAGTGGGTTCGTCTGCTCCAGCGGCCCCGATGAGTCCCATAGAAACAACACCATTGTCTCAAAACATGCCAATTACAACGAGCACTCGATTATAATCTCCGTACACAATAGATGGATAAACGAATCATCGCGTTGATACTATTGTGCTTCTTTAGTTGTGTGGTTTCGGTGATGGCTGCCATGGGCAGTTTGGACGCCAAAAAATCGGGTGAAATAGAAGGCACAGAAGAGTACTACATGAAAAAGTATGAACTCCAAAAACTCAAAGACATTCTGAACGACGCCGTCGCGGCGGATACACAGATTGTACCCCCAGAAAAAACGGCGGGTGATTTCGTAGACATAGATGAGTACATCGAATATAAAATTCAGATGTCCGCAGAGAAAAAACAGAGAGATGAAATCATAGAACGTTCTCAACCACACATAGATAAGTTAAAACGATGGTGTGCGGAACACTACGATGCCGTCGACAAGTTTAGAAAGTCAAAAACGAAAATCACGTATTTGAGTGGTACACAAGTCTCAGCGGGTCAGTTTTACGGTAAGTTCATGGAAGGGGTTTCAGATGAGGGTAAATTGTTACTTTTTAAAATTTGCAGAAAGTAAATATGCATGTAGTCGATTCGATTCGAATCCTCTTAATGCTCCTGTCTTATGTGATGCAGAAGACAGGAAGATTAACGTTCGAAGAAAAATACAAAATGTTAGAATTCATAGGTACACTCGCAAAACACACTACGTTTACGCCTCGTATTTCTGGCGACGATACAACTGCACGAGTGTGTATACACCTAATAGAAGACCTGCAGCGGAGTACATCGCGTAGTAATTTGAACCCTGCCTGTATTGATAGACCGTCCACAGAAGGCTCGTGATGATACCAGAAATGACGTAAGCTCTGTCGTATTCTTCGAGTCCCTTCATGTTGTATATATTATTGAATTCGTTCACCAGCTGGTACACACCCATGGATACGGCAACGAACACAATAGTCTTGTCGACGTCCATTATTAATAATTAAAGAATTTATTTCTATGATAAACATAAATGGAGAACACAGATACCGCACCAGAAAATGTCATCAGCGGTTACGCGAGTGACAAGACGAAGGAAGCGAAGCAGGTCATCGAGCGCATGAAAGCGTTGACCAACCGATACAAGAAAACTGGTATCAACAAGGAAAACATCTGTGGAATCGTATCGACGCTCATGATGGAAGTCAACAAGCTCAAGGGTTTGAAGGGTCCAGAAAAGAAGGAACTCGTGATCGACTTGATCTACTCTTTGATTGAACAAATCGATGAAGGTGAAGAAGATTCCGAACTCGAAATTGTTCTCAAGAAGATGGTTCCACCAATGATTGATAGTTTCTCCGTAATGCTAAAGGTATCTAAAGTTTGCAGCTGTTTTGGTAAGTAGGATGAAGTTTCCATCTTTGGAAACCATGGTCATATATGGAATTTACACCATAAGAGATTTAATTTTGTACTCTGAAAACAAACTTGTACAAAGGAACATACGTGTTTTAAATGAATGCGACAATTGTTGCTTTGTATTCGAAGGTTCGGTCTGTGAGAATTGCAACCACCTTAAAAATAACGCGCTCGTATTCAATAAACATGAAGTTTCCGGTCGTCACCACTTACACTACTAAGTTTTTTCGAGTCTGTCCAAAGTGATTGTATATGCTGTGCAGAGCGAAGACTCATCAAACAACTCCAGCGCGCGTGCTCTAAGAAGGGGTACAGGGCACACAAGTTTACGTCTTGGGTTAACAGGAAATATGGTACGTTAGTGATTTGCCGAGAAACCAGTTATGGTGAGGGTATATCACTACCGTGTGTTTTATGCAGAAAGGTCATAGAAAAACACGACATCAAATGGATGGCGTACGATGGCCAAAATTGGGTACACAGTGCCCGTTCAGAAGAACTTCCTAAATCGAAACCGACAAATAAACAAAAGCGTCTCTTACGTTTTGGACTTAATGATGAGTCCTAACGCCGATTCCAAATTGTTTTGGTTTCGTTTGAGTGGTTTATCTCGTTTTAATCGGAGTGTTTCATTCTTTCCAGTCGCACTCTTTATTTCATCCATCTTCTTTGTGTTTGAAATAATTGGTATGACTTTGCTTTCTAGGGGTTTCTTATCTATTTCTTTAGGTTTCTCTTTGTCTACGACGCTATCGTTCCTAAATTCTTCTATGGTCATGGTTCCACCGAACACGTCGAGTTCTTCGCGGAGAGGTGCTATCCGGATGGAACCGAGTTTGTTGTATAGCTTCTTGCGCATGATGATTATATTACTACATATAATTCCACCACGTGTTATACCATACTTATCGATGGCGTATCTTTTCATACAACTCCAGGAACAAAATCCACCACACGTATAAAATTTATTACGCTTTTCATCATATTTGTATGGTAATTCTAAGGTATCACCTTCAAATGGGTGACAACACCACCAACACCACATAATTTAGATTTATATATAAGTCTTTAAGTTTATATTTTTTTCTCAGTACATCACAAATCATGGGTGGGGGTGGAAGTTCTACCATCAACCAAAACTTTAATATGAGTGTAGTCAATGACGTGATGTATAATTCTGTCACAAACAACGAAACCATCAATGAAAACACCATGCAAAACATTCAAGGTATGCAACTCAAGGTGTTGAGAAATGTTGGGTGTAACATTGAGACCGATCAAACGATCACCTCGAGTTTCATGGCGACGACGGAGCAGATTGCTCAAAGTTTCCAACAAGTAGAGAACGAAATCGTATCCGAATTGCAGGCACAGGCGGGAGCCGCACTCGATAAACAGACCCAGATGGGGAACCTGCAATTCGGTGATCGCCAAAACGTAAATCAAGATATTAATACAGAAATTGAAAACATCGTGAGAACTAACCTTGAAACCAATAACCTCACGAAGACTATCAATGAATCCGTTAACGTACAAGATCAAAACATATACATAGGTGAAACCATATGCCTCAACGGCGAAAAGCTCACGTTTAAACAGAACATTTCCGCGGATTTGGCTGCACAAGCCGTGTCTAGGAACATTCTTTCGGCCATCACGACCAACAAAATGGCGAATGAAATCATCGCCAAGGGTGAAGCCACGGCCGCGTCCAAGGCCGGTGGCGCCGCAGAAGTGATCGATTCCGCGGGTACTGCCGTTGCCGGTGTTGTCGGCGCAGTGACCGGACCAGCGAAATATGCTATGATCGCACTCGCCGTGTGCTGTTGCATGACCGTGATAGCCATGATTGTACTCGGTATGTCTCCAGCTGGTCAAAAGGGTTTGAATAAGGGTATCAATGCCGGTATATCCAAGTTTGGTAAAAGATAAATAATCATTTTTGTTCTCTGTGGTGTACTGTTACCACTAAAAACAAAAATACATTTACAAAGTTTCGAGGTACGCGATGAGCTTTTCGCGGTCACCAGACTTCGCGAGTGGGATGATCCGCGCGAGCTTTTGTTCATCCTTTGTCTGCTCCTTCGCGAGTCCGTAAATCACGAATGGGTTGATAAACTTACCCTCTGGAGCGTCACGCACGTATGCGACGGCTTTGGAATCACCGTCTAGGTTTTCTCGCATCCTGATAGAAGCTAACCACATGACGACGACAATAATAGATATGACCAAAGCTACCGTATTTAACCTATTGTCTATCTTCATTTAAGATACATATAGAAATTAATTGAGTGATGCACCACGTGGTTCGCTTTCATTTCCTCGCATAGCTTTAAATCGACCTTCTCTAGCGCGAGCGGCATCTTTACGCCGGCGCTCCCTCTTCCTTTGTTCGCGCTCCGCCTCCCTTTTTTGGCGTCTACGTTTTCGATCTTCTTGCATCTCTCTGAATCTATCACCGATTTCCTTGTATCCTTCCTTTGTACCCATTGGTAACAAGAGGGCTACAACTAGCAATACGAGGACGATCAATACGACTGGATTAACTTTCTTCATTTATAGTATATAAAGAAATAAATTTCCCTTAAGTAAATGATACTTAGCATAGACGTAGGTATACGTAACTTAGCTATTTGTCAATTTAATGAAGAGTCAAATCTCGTCGCAAACTGGGATGTATCCGGTGTACCGCCTGAATCTAAAGATGGTATATTCGTGTCGATGCGAAATCACCTCGATGAACGACCGTGGGTCTTAGAATCAGATGTCGTCCTGATAGAGAAACAACCTGACCGAAACAAGAAAATGAAAATGGTAGAAAACTTTTTACATGCATACTTTGTCATAAAATCTCCTAAGTCTGAAACTATCATTTACGATGCTAAGTTTAAGATTCCAGATGTATGTGGTCCAGGTAAAGCACAGTATCTCAAACGAAAGAAAGTATCTATTGAAAGATGCGAAGCATTTTTAAATGCCAATTCCATTAACGCTCATTGGCTCCCAATATTCAAAGAGTCCAAAAAGAAAGACGATCTCGCAGACACGGTGATGCAAGCCATCAGTTTCACGAAGCGTACGGAGCCTCTCAAGAAGACTGTGAAAAAGAAAGTCATTCCGAGAAGACCCAATCAAAATCAAAAGGAATCTAAATACTCAAAGTCTAATCTCGCGTGGATTTACCTTAACAAACCCGAATGTGAATGTCTCGAGAAAAACAAACGGTTCATGAAAGACTTGAGAAGATACTACAAAGACATAGAAGGATTGAAAAATGATTTAGACGAAAAATATCTAAAGTAAAGTAATGCTCAGATATGCGGCAACATTCAGAGAACTCCCACGTGTTTTAGAAATCCTACACAAAAGAGGTGAGAAGGTCATCGTCGATTACGCGAGAGAAAACTGTAAATTAAGAGACGCGTTCGAAGTCATGCGTACCACAGAGAGTGTCATCAAAACACTCCCACCCGAATCTATGTGCGCCATAAAACTCACAAGTTTTGGTTCGAGGGAGTCTAAATCTACGGCAAAGGACTGCGCACACTCCATCATAAAAACGGCGAAGAAACACGGTGTAAAGATTTGCATAGACGCCGAAGACGTGTTGTACCCAGACATATGTTACGATATGATGGCGGAACACAACACACGAAATGTTGTTCATGTATACAAGACCTACCAAATGTATAGAACGCGGGCGATGCAAGAACTTCTGTGTGACATGGACGACACACAAAAAGATGGGGTCATGCTAGGCGCAAAGCTCGTGCGTGGCGCCTACTTGAGAACACAAGAAGGTCTGTTTTCAAATAAGGCAGACGTAGACAACGAGTACGCAAAAGCGATGGCGTACTCACTCGTGTGTCCACACGTACACGCCATCATCGCGACACACAATGAAAGGTCTCTTCGTTACGCGACGAGGTTTGACAAGGATCAATACGTGACCGCGCAACTTTTAGGAATGGGTAAAAACATAGGTATCGATTACAGATACGTTCCGTTTGGAAACATGATAGAACTCACCCCCTATTTGCTAAGGCGCCTGAGAGAAAGGATGTCGTGGAATTAAAAAGTTTAAGGATACAACGTGTTTAAAACGCAGATGTCATTTGAGCTACTAGAGGAATGTCTGGAATCACATAGTGTCTCTGAGATAGCCAAGAAACTAAATATAGTGTCAGGTACAGTAAATAGATGGATCTTGTTAAAAGATGTTCCGCATAATTATGATTTTGATTTACTCAAAATACTTGGGAAGAATATAGATTACGGTGAGTATACACACAAATCAAAGGATCAATTTTTTACCCCACCGAGCATGGCAATTAAATGTATCGATACATTCTTTCATGTCACGGGTGTAAAACCAGATGAATACACGTTCATAGAGCCATCTGCGGGAGATGGAAGTTTTTTCAATGCACTTTCACACAAAAAGATAGGTCTAGACATAGAACCAAGATGTGAGGGTGTAACCAAATCCGACTTCCTAGATTGGACTCCACCAGATACATCTTTGAAGTACGTGGTCATAGGAAACCCACCGTTTGGGTTAAGAGGACACATGGCACTAAATTTCATAAATCACTCACACGCGTTCGCAGATTACGTGGCTTTCATATTACCACAGCTATTTGAAAGTGATGGTAGAGGATCGCCTAGAAAACGAGTAAAGGGGTACAACCTCATTCACAGCGAAAAATTGAGTGGGATGTTTCATATGCCCGATGGAAATGAGACTAAAATAAATGGAGTTTTTCAAATATGGTCCAAACACACAAAAAACGAGGAATTCGAAATAAAAAAGATAGACAGTGAAGATGTGTGTGTATACTCCATATCAGATGGAGGTACCGTAGCGTCTAGAAGAAATGTAAAAATGATAGGAAAATGTCACGTGTATTTACCATCTACATGTTTTGGTGAAAACAATATGAAAGTATATGATACATTCGATGAATTACCGGGTAAGAAGGGGTACGGCGTATTTTTCAAACGAGACGTCGAGTCTTTTGTTACAAAAGCTAAAAAGATTGAATGGTCTAAAGAGAGTTTCAAATCGACAAACTCAGCTTTGAATCTAAGAGCGTCGATAATTCATCAATTTCTTCGATGACGGATAACGGTTGGATCCGAGATTTGAGCCACGGCCCAAATGCGTCGTCAGGATCACCGTGTGCGATCCGTAACGTTATCTCAGAATTAATACCTCTGTCAAGCACGCATAC